ATGCCATGACCGCAGAGGCGAAGGAGGAATACTTCAAGAAGATCGCCGATCTCATTGCGGGCGTCACGAATATGCTGATGGACGCGGCGGGCGCCATGAAGGAATGGGCCGACGCGACCGGCAACGATGGGCTTTCCTCGATCCTGGAAGGCATCATGGCTATCGGGCCGGTGCTTTCCAATGCGGCGCAGTCGCTCCTGAAGGGCGACGTTATCGGCGCCGTCGTCGGCGTTGTGACATCTCTTGTCACAGGACTTTTCGAGGCGGCGCGTGCTGCGGCTGAATTTGAGAACAAGCTCGCCTCTCTGCGCGAGGAAGCGCGGCGCAATAGGCTGTCCGACATGCTGGGAGAAGGCGCGGATACCATCTTCGGTTCAAACGGCATGGCGCAGGTCCGCAATGCGAACAAGGTACTCGCGGAGGTCCAGAAGAATCGGCAGAAACTTGGCAATGCCCCGCAGATTCACTACAAGAAGGGATTCTGGGATTATGTCACGTTCGGCCTGTTCAAGCACAACGGATCTATCGGCGAACTCGCTTCGCAGATGGGAATGGACCTGTACGACGCATACGGCAGCCTGAACGCGGAAACCCTTCAGGCCATCCTCGACACCTACAAGGGTCTAAAGAAGGAAGAAAAGGAATGGATCGAGGCAGCCATCCACGATTCCGAAGCCTACGCGGAGGCGATGGAACAGCTCGAAGGCGTGGTCCAGTCCGTGTTCGGCCAGATTGCTTCTTCATCCGCTGATAAGATCGTAGAGTCCTGGAAGGAACGCCGCGATGCGGCCCTGGACTATGCTGACGTCTTGGATGACGTGGCTACCAAGTACGCCAAGATGATGCTCGAATCCGCGATGCTGGATATGGTGCTGGATGACGATAAAGCCAAGTCGCTCGTGAACATGTTCGCCAAAGGAAATGCTGAAGGCGCGATGGAGCAGATTGCGAACGACATGGCGACGATTCAGGCAATGGCGCCCGTGTGGGAGCAGATCCTCGAGGCGTTCGACCCCTATTTCAACCGGGAAACCGGCGAAGGCGCCTCGCTGAAGGATGGAATCAACAAAGAGCTGGTCGAAGGCAATTCCTCGCTGATTGCGTCCTACATGAACGCGATGCGGGCCGACCTCTCCGCGATGCGTGTTATGCAGACTTCCGGCTGGCAGGACGTCCGGCTGGTTCGGGAGAGCGTGCCGTCCCTGGTGGACTACGCGGCCCAGGTCGCAGCGAACACCTACGACAACGCACAGAACACGGCGGCCATCCTATCGAAACTCCAGTCCATCATCACGCCGTCCACCAATGGCGGAAGCGCGGTGCGGACTACGAAGTGAAACAATTTTTTGCACTTTGTGCAAAAAGAATTTACATTTGTGATTGTAATTTGGAAAGATTCTAAATTATCATGGCAGTTTTCATCCCAACCATAGCGGGCTACGAGCCGTTCTACATCCACCGGGACGCGGATGCAACCGCGACCAATATCCTCACTACCTATGGGGTTGTTGTGAAGGATTCCGGCTATCCAATGAACCGCAAGGCGAAGGAGCCATACAAGAACGACTGGAAGGACCGCAGCGGTGACGACGAATGGAATACCCAGATCAACTACGAGGCGTTCACTTATGACCTCGAAGCGGCCATCTTCATCCGCGTGACGGGCCAGGTCACGGAGGCCAGCGCCCGCCAGCAGCTTGCGGCGGCGGTCAGGTCCTTTGAGGATTTCATCAAGAACGGCGAGTTCAAGTTCTACTCCGCCTGGCATTGCTTCGGGTTCCAGAAGGTACGCATCGACGAGTTCCACGCACCCGACTCCAGCAAGTTCGGCATCTGCGGCGATCTGGTTCGCGTGTACTTCACGTTCTCCGTCAAGGTGAACGACCCGATTACTGCCATGACCTATAATTCCACCCAGAACAAGATAGTTGCGGCAACCTAATGGCACACTATTCCATCATATCCTCGCAGAGCGGCGCGGCGACCCTTTGGACCGGCGCGCCAAAGTATGTTGGTGCCTACCTGAAGCCTGGGTATCTGGAGTTCCCGGCCATCGGATCGCCTACCGCGATCGGGTGGCATGTCGGCGACTACGTTGTCTATTCCCGCACCGGAAAGACCTACCGTCTCTATCGGACGCCGCAGGCCGCAGAGCAGGGCATCGCCAGCAAGTACGGAGCATCGTTCTTGTACGAAAACGTCCAGTTCTTCGACGACTCCAAGCAGCTTGAGCTCTGCCCCTTTACGGACCTTGTGCCGGGAGACAATACCGTCCACTTCTCCACGCAGAATACGGTGTCTTTCTTCGGGAAGCCAGCGAACGTGGCGGAGCGCATCCAGGCGTGCCTCGAGGCGCAGTACGGCGCCGGTTCCTGGGAGATCCGCATCGTCACGACGACCGATACGGACCTTCTCGAAATCCTGAATACGGAGATCGAGTTCTCTGTTACGGGCGCGAATTGCCTCGATGTGCTGGATAAGGTCTACGACGAGTGGGGCGGCCTGGGCTGGATTCATACTGTCGAGAACGGCAAGAATATCATTACCATCGGCGCGTCGAATGTCCGCACGGCGGCGAACACGACGGTTCCGTTCGCCTTCGATAACGGCCTTGTCCGCGTTCAGCGCAGCATCGCCAATGCGGACCAGATAGGCACCCGCCTCTTTGCTTATGGCTCCATGAAGAACATGGATGCCACGTACTACCGGGGCCTTGACATCTACCACGCGGAAAGCGTCGATATTGAACATCTGATGATCCCCCTATCAAGCTGGGGTATCACGGATGGAAAGCCGGATGCACGCAAGGCGTTTATTCAGGATGCGGCTGCCATTGCTTCTCTTGGACTCATCCCGCGCACGGCCTATTTCGACGGCTCCGGCGACCTTCCCGACATCCACCCGACTATCGAGCGGATGACGATCGGAGAGGTGTACGATGCTGGTGGGGCTGGCTACATCCCCGACCTCTCGAAGTGGGACCGCGACGACCGCATTGACGAAATTGTGGCCGCAACGAATCCGACGGATCACGGAACCAGCGCAGAGCAGGGCCAGAAATACTCGGAGATTGTTTCGTCTCACCTGGATACCGTTTCTGCAAGCAATCAGGAGGGCCAGATAGACCAGAAGATTTGGGAAGGCACCACCACGAAGGCTGGCCGCCTGACTCTCAAACTCGGGAGCAATAACCAGACGTTCACGATGATGTCCGGCTGGACGAACCCGGAGTTCTCCGGCCTCCAGATGGAAGTGCTCATCAATGGGACCGAACGGGCATATTTCCCTCTTGAAGTCGTCAGCTCCGGCGCGCCTACGTGGACCGTCAAGCTGCCGGAATCCATCACGATAAAGGACGCCCCCGCCGGGACCATAGCTATCTATGTGTTCGGCTACGTCCTCCGCAACCAGTATGACACCTACGCCAACGCGAGAACGTACACATTCTCCACCGACGCAACCACGCCCGTGTCCGTAAAGGTAGAGTACGAAATCGCCAAGACGTTCGTTGTCAGGATCCCGCAGATTGGCTTCGATATTGACGACTACGCGGACCTCGGCAACGGCAAGACGGTCTCGATGAAAACCGGCATGTGCGCCGGTCGGGATTTCCAGGTAAAGGACGCGGCCTATGTCCCGTCCGCTGACGCCTGGGACCTGACGCTGTACCGCTCTATCGACGAGGACCTGAACATCATGTTCCCGAACGCGGACTACCAAATAGCCGCCGAGGACCAGTACGTCCTTCTCGACATCGCCATGCCGGAAATGTACGTCACCGTGGCATCGTCCCGGCTGCTCGCTGCGGCCCAAAAGCTGCTGGCGGACATCTGCGTCGAGAAACCATTCTATGCGCCCCAAATCGACGCAAAAGTGGTCTACAACGAAGGCCGTGTCCTGCGCGATGGAATGTGGATGGACATCACCCAGGAGGGCCACCAGGAGTATGTGATGATCGACTCCATCACCATCGACGAAAACGGATCGAGTATCCCCACATACGAAGTCTCCCTCCGCGAGAAGAAGGGCCTGGACTGGACGGAGAACATCGGCAAGTCGTCGTCGAGCCGCTCATCCCAAAGTGTTGCGGGCCGGGATGCAAGTGACACCTCCGGATCTGTTACGTCCGTTGGTATCGAAGTGCCGGAGGGAATGTGGGTTGAAGGGTCTCCGGTAACGAGCAAGGGTACTATTCGCATATCGCTTTCCGATGGCTATTTCATCCCGCAGACGGAGGACTTTGACGGTATCAGGGAGGCATTTCAGTCCCTGCAAAGTCAACTGGATTCCGTTGCGTCGAGGAACATGTTCGACGAGCTCAAAGCTACGTCCTTCTTCTCTGATGTCGCAGCGTTCTCCAGCGCATACGCAGAAAGGTACTATTTGACCGATGGCGTTTATTTCTACGTCGAAAAGGTGAATGGTATCGCCTGTGTTCACTTGAACGCCCCGTTCATTACGGATGGAGATCAGATATTGGGCGATGGCACCCCCGGCGGCGGAACGCCGACCGGCGTGAGCTATCTCCACGAGCTGCTCGATGTCAACATCAGCAACCCTACGAACGGCCAGATCCTCGCATACAATTCCACCCTTCAGAAGTGGGTGAACGCGGACGCGCCGGAGGACAGCGTGCAGAAGGTTGCAGGCGTCTCCCCGGATGCGAACGGAGACATCCCCGCAGACAACCTCAAGACGGCCCTGGGGCTCGGCTCTGCTGCCTATAAGGATACGTCCTACTTCGCCGCCGCTTCCCATACGCACAGCATTAGCGAGGTATCCGGGCTGGATGCCAACCTCACGACTATCTCCGGCGCCCTGCAAAGCCTTCAGGCGCAGATTGATTCCGTTGCTTCGCGGGATTGCTTTGGCGAACTGACAGCCACCGCCGTGACCGCTGACCGGGCCGTAGCCTCGGAGATGTACGCCGAACGATACTACCTTACTAACGGCCTGTACTTCTACGTTGACATCGTGGACGGCGTGGCCTGCGTGCATCTGAACGCACCCTTCATTACCGACGGCGATCAAATCCTCGGAGACGGGACGCCCGGCGGAGGTGGAGGCACCGGTGCAACGTACCTGTGGCAGCTTGACGATGTGGACGTTCCTTCGGTGGCCGGTCAGATCATTGACGGCCAGGCGCTCGTCTG